ATTATCTCTTTGCTCGCTTCATTGAAGATGACACGAACGTTATGGTGTTGGAAGACTCTGATGCATTCTTGAAGTCTCGTTCTGATGGTAACACAATGATGCATCGCTTCTTGAACGTTGGTGATGGTCTTGTGACTACCAAAGGTAAGAAGATGATCTTCTCTACCAACTTGCCATCTATCCGTGATATTGACTCTGCTCTGGTTCGTCCAGGTCGTTGTTTCGATATCGTTACGTTTGATGCATTGACTCTCACAGAAGCACAAACACTGGCTGATAAACTTAACGTTAGTCTTCCAGCAAAGCCACGTGGCAAAGAAACAGAGAAATACTCTATTGCTGAGGTATTCCACGTTCAGCAAAATCAACCAACTGCTACTGCAAACCGAAAGGTAGGTTTCATTTGATGGATAAAGACTGGTTAGACAAGGTTGCTCTTGGTGCAAAGATCTATAATGAAGATCGTGCGCATCGAGATTTCCAAGCCGACGAAGTGAATAAATTTGTTGATTGGTTGCACCACCAATATGGTGTAATCGCTCCAAACATTAGAGAGGACAAACGTGTATAAAGTAACTTATTATCTCGCAACAGGTAGCAATACTGTTGCTACCAAGAACTTTCCAAATCTTCAGGAAGCTACTGCTTTCACACTAACTTGTCCACTAGAAAGTGTTATAGAAGTTAAGTTGTATCCAGACAATGTAGTTAAGAAAGAAGACCGTACATGAAAGTAGCCATTATTACAGACCAACACTTTGGTGCACGTAATGATAGTATCGCTTTCTTAGACTTTTTCCAAAAGTTCTATGACAATACATTCTTTCCTACTATTGACAGTAATGGTATTGATACCGTTCTTATTCTCGGTGATACTTTTGATCGCCGCAAGTACGTCAACTTCTATGCCCTCGATAGAGCGAAGAAGATGTTTTTTGATAAACTTGAAGAGCGTGGTATTACTGTTCACATGTTGGCTGGTAATCACGACACTTATTTCAAAAACACTAATGAGGTGAACTCACCCGACTTACTTCTTCAAGAATACAGTAACGTTATCGTTATTGATAAGCCAGAGAATATCGTTATTGATGGCACATCCATTTGTATGATGCCATGGATCTGCCCTGAAAATTATCAAGAGTCGCTTGATATGATGCAGAACACAAAAGCTGAAATTTGTATGGGACACTTTGAGATCGCTGGCTTCTCAATGTATAGAGGAATGGAATCACATGATGGGCTTGATAAAAGCATTTTTCAAAAATTTGATCTTGTATTCAGTGGTCATTATCATCATCGCTCTTCTGACAAGCACATTCATTATCTCGGAAATCCGTACGAACTTACTTGGCAGGACTATAACGATCCCAGAGGGTTCCACCTGTTCGATACAGACACTCGAAAACTCGAGTTCATATCAAATCCTTATCGAATGTTTGAAAGACTCGAATACAACGATAAAGACTCCGAGCCGATTGATCTCGACTCACTCGACTTAAAGAATATGTATGTGAAGTTGATTGTTCTAAACAAGACTGACTTCTACAAATTTGACAAGTTTATCGGTAAGTTGTATAATAAGGGATGCGCTGATATTAAGATCGTTGAAGATATGTCTGAGTTCAACGAAGGTGAAATTGGCGAAGAAATTTCTCTAGAAGATACTGTCTCTGTTCTCACTCACTACATCGACTCTATTACAACTGATGTAGATAAAGAACAGATCAAGACATTTATGCAAGGTTTATACACCGAAGCAGTTAACATTGAGGTTGTTTAATGATTCTATTTAAGTCTGTTCAGTGGAAGAACTTTTTATCCACTGGAAGCTCGTTCAATAAAGTATTACTGAACAAGTCTAGCACGACTCTTATCATTGGTAAGAATGGTGAAGGTAAGAGCACAATCTTAGACGCATTGTGCTTTGGTCTATTCGGCAAACCTTTCCGTAACATCAACAAGGGTCAGCTTGTCAACTCTATCAATGGCAAGGGTTGTGTTGTTGAAATTGAGTTCTCTATCAATAGCAAAGAGTATAAAATCATTCGTGGCATCAAACCAAACGTCTTCGAGATCTGGTGTGATAATGAGATGGTTAACCAAGACGCTGCAAGCCGTGACTACCAGAAGGTTCTAGAGCAACAGATTCTACGATTGAACTACAAGACGTTCACTCAAGTTGTTATCTTGGGTTCGGCTTCTTTCGTTCCATTCATGCAGTTGTCTTCTGCTCAACGACGTGAAGTTATCGAAGACATCCTTGACATTCGTATCTTCTCTACAATGAATACGATTTTGAAAGAAAAAGCCAATGAGACAAAGGACACTATCAAGAGGATTGAGGGGGAGATTACAATGGCGAAGGCTAAAGTTGATGGACAATCGCTTCTCATTAAAACTCTTACAGATGCCAAGTCAGAAGCTATTGAATCTCTACTATCTAAAATCAAAGATAATAACTCAGAAATACAGCGAAGCGAAAGTGCGGTGGCTCAAGCACTTGATGAGATTACCGCACTCCAATCACGATCTTCGAAAAAGAGTGAGATTGATAACGACATTGAAAAAGCGAAGGGGTTTAAGTCCAAAGTTGTTGCCAAGGTTGAACACTGTACTCATCATGCCGAATTCTTCAATGAGAACGAGGTTTGCCCGTCCTGCTCACAGGACATTCCAGATTCCCATAAAGAAGCGTTACTAAAAGAGTTGAACGATAAGATCGAAGCTGAGAATGCACGAATGGAAGACTTAGATAAAGTTCTAACTAAGTTGAATACTCAGTTGTCTGACATCAACGAGATCTTAAAAGAAATCACTGATAAGAACATCACTGTCTCTACGTACAATACTCAAATCAGTATGCTGAACAAACTCAATGCTTCTATGCAAACTGAGATTGAAAACGCCAAGGCTGACACAACAAACGTTGATGAAGAAAAGCGTAAGTTGAAAGAGTTGGCACAGGAGGCAATGCAAAAAATCAATGATAAGACTCAACTGCAAGAACACCGCAACATCGAAGAAGTTGCTGCTATCCTTTTGAAAGACACTGGTATCAAGACTGCAATCATCCGTGAATATCTTCCCGTGATGAATAAGTTGATTAATAAGTACCTGACTGCGATGGATGCGTACATCCACTTTGAGTTAGACGAAGCGTTCAATGAAATCGTTAAGTCACGACACCGTGATGATTTCACTTATGCCTCGTTCTCTGAAGGTGAGAAGATGCGTATTGACTTAGCGATTCTGTTCACATGGCGTCAGGTTGCTAAGATGAAGAACTCAGTGAACACCAACTTGTTGTTGCTCGATGAGATTTTTGACTCTTCCCTCGACACAGCTGGTACTGATTATTTCTTGAACCTGATGAATGGCTTTGGCGACAACACCAACATCTTTGTCATCTCTCACAAAGGTGATCAACTGTTTGACAAGTTTAGAAGTGTGATCAAGTTCGAGAAACGCAACGACTTCAGTGTTATTGCTGCTCCCTGATGTAATCCTTTCGTTTTCCATATAAAGACCCCACCGAGTGTGGGGTTTTTCTTTTGCGCTAAGTTGTTGATTTTACACGGATTTTCATAAGTGTTAAATAGGTGTTGTCTTAAACCTAAAATTGGAGCATAATAATGTCTATGAACTCGAGATACCTGATTGTAAAAGACGGTAAGATAATGATGTTTTGGATTCGGGCTTGTGCCGAAATTTATGCTAATGGTTGCGACGTGAAGGAATTGGTATATGATGCAGACTGTCAACACTATGTGGAACGACTTTAACGACTTTGAACTTGCATCACTAGCATTTGACTACGGGTTCAAAGATGAGGTAGAATTCGATCTACTGAACGATGGATTCAGGTTGATCGATCGTGGGTCTCTCGAACAGACCCTAACTGATTATGAGATGGCGCAAGCCTTTGAGGTTTAATAATGGAAATTCAAGCAAGTGATTTGTCAGCACGTTTGCTGGCTACAGAAAACCTGAACGTGGTTCGTGCCCGTGCACGCACTGCATCGTTCGACATTAAGAGTCGTGTACTGACGATCCCAGTCTGGAAAGATATGACTCCAGAGATTGAGGATATGCTCATTGGTCACGAAGTGGGTCACGCCTTGTACACAGGCGAAGAGTACCTGACACCCATCCAAGAAAATCGTTCAATGATGTCTTATCTCAACGTGCTGGAAGACGTGCGTATTGAGAAGATGATCAAGCGTAAGTATCCAGGTCTGCGCAAGCGTATGAACGAAGGTTACAAACAACTCAACGATCGTGACTTCTTTGGTGTAAAACAAGTTCAAGATTTTGACCAATTGTTGCTCATCGACAAAATCAACTTGTACTTTAAAGCTGGTTTCCAGTGTGGTGTTACATTCGATCCAGATGAGAAGCCATTCGTGAATCGTGCAGAAAAGACTGAGACCATCGATGAAATCATCGACTTAGCTAAGGACATCTACGCCTACTCAAAAGCTAAGGCTGAAGAAGAAGCCGAGCAAGCTGCAAAGAATCGTGCTGAAGAAGGTGATGCTGACGAAGAAGACATCGAAACCGATGACGAATGGGATCCAGATTCTGATGAAGATATGGAAGATGAAGACCGTGGTGCTGGTAAAGAGCAGAAGAAGGGTACTGCACCTAAACAGAAAGACGTGACCGATGAAGACTTGGAGTCTAAGACAGAACGTTCTTTTCAAGACAAGTTGCAAGACTTGGCTGACACTGATACTCAACACTTCTATCACAAGATTGACGACATGTATGTCAACGATCCTATCGTGCCGTTCAAACGCATTCTGAAGGAAACTTCTGAGAAGGTTGGTCTTGACTGGTATGATAAAGAGACTTTGGCTAAACGTCCAGACTATATCGAACATCAAAAGAAACTCGACGCTGGTTTCGAAAAGTTCAAAGCTGACTCTCAACGTGCCGTGAATTACTTGGTTAAAGAATTCGAGATGCGTAAGTCTGCTCAGATGTATAAACGTGCTCAGATCTCTAAGTCTGGTTCTCTGGACATGAAGAAAATCTACGCCTACAAACTGCAAGACGATCTGTTCAAGCGTGTGACTGTTTTGCCACAAGGTAAGAACCATGGTATGGTTTTCTTGTTGGACTGGTCAGGTTCTATGAGTGGTGTTATGGAAGACACATTGAAACAAGTTATCAACTTGGCGATGTTCTGCAACCGCACTCAGATTCCATATCGTGTTTTGGCATTCACTTCTCAATACAATGAGCGTGACTATGCTGAAAAATATTACGAAAAGCAACGTGACGTCCACCGCACTCGTGCAACCTCTGACGACTCGTATCTGTCAAATGCTACTAACACTATGCATCTGTTGGAGATTTTCTCTAATCGTATGACCAACTCAGAGTTCAATACGATGTGCAAACGTGTACTGGACTTTAAGTTCTTCTGGAACAAAGGCTACTCCATGGGTGGCACTCCATTGAACGAAGCACTTGGCTGGATCTATCACAATCTTGGCGATTACATCAAGAACAACAACATCGAAAAGATGACGTTGATTACTCTTACCGACGGCGAGGGTGGTGGTATGACTTCACATAAGATGGGTACTTTGCACGAAGTTCGCAATGAGTATATTGGTTCTACGTACAAACGTGTCAAACAGAAACATTACATCCGTGATGATCGTACTCAAAAGACTTATGAGATCACTCGTTCGGCATCAAAGCAGACAGAGGTTCTGTTGCGTATGATTAAAGATCGTCATGACATCATGGTGATTGGTTTCTACGTTACCCGCAATGCTCGTCGTGATCTGGACTGGGTGATTAACTCTAACCTGCCAGAGTTTTCTGGTAGCAAAGAGTTGTTGATCGACAACTGGCGCAAAGACTTCAAGACCGATGGCTTTGCTTCTGTGAAGAATACTGGTCGTGATGACTTGTTCATCATTCCTCAAGAGTCTACCAAGATTGAAGAGGGTGAACTCAACGTCAATGGTGATGCAAACGCTAAAGCCATTGCAAGAAACTTCAGCAAATTCCTGAACGTTAAGAAGACTAGTCGGGTTCTCCTGAACCGATTCATCGGCTACGTAGCGTAAGTTGTTGATTTTACAGGGAAAAATAAACCCCTACAAAGTGTAGGGTTTTCCAAGAAAAGTGTTGACATTTATTCCCGTTTATGGAATAATACATTATATTGAGTGGTTAGGTTTATTATGGAGAATGTGATGGCAAAGACCGATGTGGCTTTTCGTGAGACTTTCGAGGCTAAGATGCATGCAATGTATCCTGATGTGCAAACTAAGGGTGTTGTGAGTCGTCCCCAGCTAATGGAAGTTATGGCTAAACTTAAAACAGAGAAATTTCCTCTGTGGCTTATGAAGACTAAGGCTGGTCGTGGCTTGTATGCCATTGATGGTAATGCTGCAGTCGCAGTGAAACCTGAAGTGGAGGAATCATTCCAAGTGGACTTGACAAATACAGACTCGCTCATCCCGAAAAAAGATGCAAACTTTGTGCCATTCGGCAACTACACTGACTTGGAAAACATCATCAAGTCCAAAATCTTCTATCCTGCCTACATCAGTGGTCCAACTGGTAATGGTAAGTCAACGATGATTGAACAAATTTGTGCCAAGCACAAACGTCCTCTGATTCGTGTTAACTTGAACATGATGACTGACGAAGAACAACTCATTGGTACCAAGACTCTGGAAGATGGCAACGTGTCCATTGTAGAAGGTCCAGTGCTTATCGCTATGCGCAATGGTACGACTCTGTTGCTTGATGAGATTGATGCTGGTTCTGCCAACACCTTGTTGTGCTTGCAGCCGATTCTCGAGGGTAAACCATACTACTTCAAACTGAAGAATGAGATGATTGTTCCCAAGGAAGGTTTCAACATCTTTGCCACTGCTAACACTAAGGGTAAAGGCTCAGACGATGGTCGATATATCGGTACCAACGTGTTGAACGAAGCATTCTTGGAGCGTTTCGCTGTGACGTTCGAACAGGATTATCCTTCTGCAAAAATTGAGCAGAAGATTATCGAGAATCTGATGGTTTCCTACGGTTGTGAAGACCAGGAATTCGCAGAGACATTGGTGAAGTGGGCTGACGCTATCCGTCGCACTTTTGCCGATGGTGGTGTGGATGAAACAATTACGACTCGTCGTATGATCCACATTGTACGTGCTTACGCTATCTTTAAAAAGCGTGAGAAGGCTGTTGAGTTGTGTTGCAATCGTTTCGATTCAGCTACTAAAACAGCCTTTATCGACCTCTATGACAAGGTTGCAACCCCTGCTCCCGAGCCAGAAGTGGTCATCGCCCCTACCGCTACAAACCCAACGGACGAGATTCCCTTCTAATCCGTAGGGGATTACAAATACTTGTTGACTTGTAATCCCCTTTGTAGTATACTAATGTCTTATCTTGAAAAATCTTTGTAAAAGGAAATATATTATGTTGAAATTCGCTGCTTTGTCCCTCGCTCAAAAACGTTTCGTGGTTGCTGTACTGGAAGCTAATCCTCAGTACAAGAAGGCTCCCGAAATCACTTTGAAAGAATGTGCGTCCATCTATTACGTCTTGCGTGATCAGCGCACTGGCGCTAAGGGTGAGAAGATTGGTTATCCAAACTGGTTGTTCGCTGCAAACAAAGTTGAACGTGGTCTGTACCAACTCCCAGTCCCATCGGCTGACGAGATGAAAGCATACCACAAAGAAGCTGCAGACAAAGCTACCCCTGCTGTAGCTAAGGCAAAAGCCAAAGTTGTGAAACTTGCTAAGGCTAAGACTGTTAAGGTCAAGTCCACTCCAGCTGCAAAGGCTGTGGAGAAAGAGGCTAAGTCTGATCTGAATCGTCTGCAAAACATCATCGATGAGTCTATGGCTTACGATGATGAGACTGAAGACTTTAACGCTATCCTGCGTGAGAATGGTATCGAAGTCTAATTACGATTGAGTTATTTTCTGCTGACAAGGGACGCCATCCCCTTGTTGGCATTTTTCGTTGATGGTTTATTATGGAGTTTATTATATGTCTAAACAAGCAAAGCTATTGAATCACCTGTCTACTGGTGCTGAACTTACTGCCAAGCAAATTGCAGGCTCATTTGGTTTGAAGAATCCACATCGTGCGATTCATCTGTTGCGCTCACAGGGTCATTGTGTTTATAGCAACGCTGCTAAATTGGCAGACGGAACAGAGACTACTAAGTACCGTATTGGCAAGCCAAGCAAGCGCATGGTCGCTACTGCAAACGCTATCCTTGGTGCTTCTGCATTCTCACGAGGCTAATTGAATCGGGGCTGGAGAAATCCAGTCCCATTCTGGAGATATAATGGCTACACCTGACGAAGTTAAGAAATCGCAAAAGGCTACCAGTGGTGGTCGAAAATTTGATGGTGGTAAACTGCAATATGGTTTACTGCCTCCACTCGCTTTGGCAGAGACTGTAAAGGTTCTCACGTTCGGAGCCGAGAAGTATGAACCCGATAACTGGAAGCAAGTTCCAGATTCTAAGCGTCGTTATTTTGACGCTATGCAACGTCATCTATGGGCATACAAAGAAGGTGAACAGATGGATCCAGAATCTGGTATCCACCACTTGGCACACGCAATGTGTTGCTTGATGTTCTTGTACGAACATGATGTGAAATACTCAAAGGAATAATATGTGGTCTTGGGAAAAGAAACAGGATGACCAATCCTACAAGTTAGCTTCTGAGAATGTTAAACTTCAGCAGAAGATTAATGAACTTGAATTCAAAGTAGAGAAATACGAGAAACGCCTCGAAGGTGAGTATGCTAAAGCCAGCTATTCAATCGACTGGGTTACGATGAATGCGTTCTCGATTGAACGTAACTTAGATACTGATGGTTCTCATAGAACTATTATCGGTTATCTTATGGTTGAACCTTTCACTACTGTGGAAGACAACGTAACTTATAAAGATGTTGTGCGTGAGTGGAATCTTTACTGCTCACACGAAGAACATCAGCGTCTTGTGGCTGAGTTCAATGAGTACAAAACAACAAAATAAATTTGGCTGGAAGAGCCTTTTGAAGTATAATCATTTATACATAGTATATCATCACTGGAGAAAATATGAAATTATCTAAAGAAACAACTGCCCTGATTAAGAACTTTGCTGGCATCAACAGCAACTTGCTCTTAAAATCAGGTAACAAGTTGGCAACCATCTCTGCACAGAAGAACGTCATGGCTGACGCTACTGTGTCTGAGACTTTCCCTGACTTTGGCATCTACGACTTGAATGAGTTCTTAGGTGCGATGTCCTTGTTCGAAGATCCAGAATTGGACTTCAGCGAGAAGTATGTTACCATTAAGCAAGGTAATATGAGCATCAAGTATTTCGCTGCAGATGCCAGCGTGTTGACTGCTCCACAAAAAGCTATTACATTCCCAGAAGCTGAGATTCAATTCTCCATTACTTCTGCGATGTTGAATATGATCCATCGTACTGCTTCTGTGCTCCGTGCAGCTGACGTTTCTATCGTTGGTGATGGTTCTACAATCACAGCGGTTGTTGGTGACAAAAAGAATGCCACTGGTAACTCTTACAGTGAGCCAGTCGGTACAACTGATAAGTCTTTCAAAGTTAATTTGAAAGTAGAAAACCTGAAGATGATTCCAGGTGATTACACTGTTAGCATCTCAAGCAAGAAAATCTCTCGCTTCAAAGGTAATGGCGACTTGGTTTATTATGTAGCTGTTGAAGCCGACTCTTCTTTCGACTTCTAAATTGAGACCACTATATTATGATTGAATCACGTGAAGAACAGTTTCTGTGGGTAGAGAAATACCGTCCACAAACGATCGACGAATGCGTTCTGCCAGACGCACTCAAGAAGACGTTTAAAGAGTACATTGCTCAGGGCGAGCTACCCACTTTTTTATTCTCTGGTACTGCTGGTGTAGGTAAGACTACTGTAGCAAAGGCTCTCTGTAATGAGATCGGCGCTGAGTATATCATGGTGAACGGTTCCGAGGAAGGTCGTTCAATCGACGTTCTTCGTACTACCATCAAGGGTTTCGCTACAACTGTTTCATTGACAGACGCTAAGAAGATTATCATTATCGACGAAGCCGACTATATGAATGCTCAGTCGGTTCAACCTGCTCTCCGTTCGTTCATCGAAGAATACAGTAACAACTGTCGCTTTATCTTTACTTGTAACTACAAGAACAAGATCATTGAACCACTTCATTCTCGTTGTGCAGTTATCGACTTCAAAATCGAGAACAAAGATAAACAGCAACTGGCTGGTACATTCTTTAAACGTGCTACTCAGATTCTGAAACAAGAGGGTGTGGAATTTGATCCAAAGGTTGTCGCTGAACTTGTAACGAAACACTTTCCTGACTATCGTCGTATGTTGAATGAACTTCAACGATACTCAGTTTCTGGTAAGATCGACTCTGGTATCCTGTTGAACTTGAGTGAAGAATCCTACAAAGACTTGATTAAGAATTTGAAGGAAAAGAACTACGCTGATGTTCGTAAGTGGGTTGGTAAGAACTCAGACGCCGACACAGTTTCACTGTTCCGTGAATTATACGATACTTCTGCTGCAACAATGGAGCCTGGATCTATTCCATCTCTGGTTTTGATTCTGGCAGACTATCAATATAAAGCAGCTTTCGTTGCTGACCATGAGCTAAATATCATGGCAGCTTTGACTGAGATTATGATGCAGTGTAAATTCAAGTGAGGATGATATGACTGAATTTTTATCTATTTTTGGCGTATTTATTTTTGGTTTTATTTTGGGTTGGGTTCTCCGTGAAGAGATGGCCAAACGTCGTGTCGATAAACTCATGGAGCAACTTGAGGGTGATATTGGAGAGAAGGTAGAAGCCCTTCGCAAGAATGTTATCCCTATTAAAATTGAGATACATAGTGGTGTGTATTATGTTTTTAATACAGACAACGATGAGTTTATGGCACAAGGTGCGAACCGCAAGGAGTTGGAAGATGCCCTTGCCAAGCGCCACCCTGAGAAACGATTCATCGCAACTCCAGAGAACTTAAAAGAGGTAGGATTCCAATGAACAACATTTACGAAACAGACGACCGCAGCGCTAATATCGAACAACAAGCTACTAAAGATTACATGGTAGAGTTTACTGATAAAGAAACCTGCCAGTCTCAATTTGAAACATTCCATACACTGGCTCAGGCAGAAGACTCTGCCAAGCGTTGGTTAATTCACGATTACACACCATTGTAATATGAGCCCATTTGATTATGTTAAAGCGATAAACGAGACGAAAGTCGATCTACTATCAGGAGACCCAGAAGCAGTTAAAGATTATAACAAGGTAAAGTTCATTGTGAACCGAGCCTTGGGATATTTCCCCGATACAGTTATGCAGGCAAACACGATGAACCAACATCATGAATGTCCAGCTGACTGGCAATTTTCTTTTTTCCTAAATACTATTTCGAAGAAACGACGTTTCAGCAAATGGGCAAAAGCCGATGCTGAATCCGCTTCTTTAGAACTCGTAAAAGAGTACTATGGGTATTCAAGCGAAAGGGCGAAAGAGGCATTATCTGTCCTTTCCGATGAACACTTGATTATGATAAAAGAAAAATTATACAAAGGTGGAAAATCATGACTGTTGAAGTGATTTATTACGACTGGACTCCTGAGTCCATGCTCGAGGTGACGTTGCCCGAACCAGATGCATTTCTGAAGATTCGTGAAACTCTAACCCGTATCGGGATTGCCTCAAGAAAAGAACAAAAGCTATATCAATCTTGCCATATTTTACATAAGCAAGGTCGATACTTCATCGTGCACTTCAAGGAATTGTTTGCACTCGATGGTAAAGAATCGAATATCACTGCTGGTGATATCGAGAGACGCAATGCAATTGCTAGTTTGCTACAGGACTGGGAGCTGTTAAAGATCCTAAATACTACGCAAGCTGACCAAAAGGCATCGCTGTCTCAAATCAAAGTGGTCTCTTACAAAGAGAAAGACCAATGGGAATTGGTACCGAAATATAACATAGGAAAAAAATCAAAATGATTAAACTTGAACTTGAAATTAATGAAGTAAACACTATTCTCGCTGTATTGGGCAAGCACCCATTCGAAGAAGTTGCTAACCTAGTTGTTAAAATTAAACAACAAGGTGATCCACAAGCTGTTGCTGCTGCCACTGCTGCAGAAGCACCAGCTGCGTAAAGAACCCACCTTAGGGCACGTTAGTCGTCACGGTAACAGGCGTCCGAGCAATTGCACTGACACTCGTAGTTGTCGCTGGATAAAGTAACCAGCATTGCCTTGCCTTCGGGGAGGTAGACTTTTTAACTTAACTCGCTTAATAGGAGAAACATAATGGTAAAACCATTCACGCCATCATTTTTTAGTCAAGATACCTTCAAGGACTTCGATAAGTTCTTCTTAGGATTCGATGAACAATTCGAGAAGATGCAAAGTCTTCACGACGATCTTACTAAAAACATTCCAAACTATCCTCCATTCAACGTTCGCAAGAACGGTAACACTTACACAATCGAAATTGCTGTAGCTGGTTTCGCACAAAACGAAATCGACATCACTATCGATGGTGGTAAGCTAATCGTTAAAGGTAACGTAGAGTCTAAAGAAGCTGACGATAACATCTTGTTCAAAGGTATTTCCAATCGTGCGTTCACTCGTGCTTGGGCTATCGGCGACCAGTATGAAGTCAAGGATGCTGAAATTTTCAACGGTATGTTGAAGATCGCTCTGGACAAGTTGGTTCCAGAAGTTCCAAAGGCTAAGAAGGTTCCAGTTAAGACTGGTACTGGTAAACAATTCCTACAAGAGGACGCATATGAAAAAGCTGCTGAGCGTCTTTAAAAATGTAGGTTGTGGTATCATTGAAGGTATTATCCTAATGCGCAAGCATAAAGCGGAAAAGTACACAAAATGAAATCGATCTTAACCAAGTTGTCTAATCTGTTCAAACAGAAGTCGGATTTAGAACGATTCGTTTCTAGTAAATATCCACAAAGCACTGGTGATGTAGAACATTGGACTCGTCACTTCTATGATAACAGATCGAGGTTTCTATGAATAAATGGATTCCAATGACTGATGAAGATTGGGATTGGGTGAACGGTAAAGTTCCATCAAATCCAAATAAAAAGTAATCATACAAACTGGGGAGACTTCGGTCTCCCTAAATAATTGGGTATGAAAGCAAGACTCTCTCCCAACCTAATCTCCTTTGTCACGGTTCTTCGTGGCAATTGGATACTCAAGGTATCTGTTTTTAAAAACAAGCAGATAATGGTAGTGAGTCAGCACTGTTTTGACATGGACAAGACCAAAGTGAACTTCTTCATGGACCAAAATCTTGCAGCAGATTTTATTGAACAACTTGTTATCGAGGAATGAAATGATTAAAGTATTTAAATTGATTAGTGGTGAAGAACTTATCGGCAGTGTAACTGCTGGGTCAGATGCTGGTTACTTCATTGAAGGTGCAGCTACGATCATGCTCCAGCAAACTGAGAAGGGTATCGGCGTCGGTTTGGCTCCATACATGCCATACGTTGAAGGTGATAAGGTTTACATCTTCAAACACGCTATCGCCTCCGAAGGTGAGCCAGCTGTAGCCATGCGCAACGAATACAGCCGTATGTTCGGTTCTGGCATCGAGATCGCCTCTGCAGGCTCTGTCTACACACGCTAAAGCCTCCCCGCTAGCCCTCTATCCTAGAGGCTTCTAGCCCCTAAAAATTCCTGTAGAATCAACACCTTACAATCCCCTCAGGATTGTAGGGTCATTGCATTTAGTTGTTGTCTTTAATTCAGATATGAGCGATAATATATCTAATGAATCGAGAAAAGGAAACGAAAATGACTGAATTTGAAAAGAACTGCTACGGTATGACTGAAGCTGACATCCGTGAAGAGTATATGGAAAGCATCACTGCTCGATTCACTGGTCTTGAAATGGTTGTTATGGGTATCCTCTCTGATGCTCAAGAACTTCTTGCAATGGGTCGTTCTGAACAATCTCGCAAACAAATGAATGTCGCTAAATTCATCTTGTCTGAGATGATGCAAGCTAAACAAACTGCTTAATTGAAAGGGTGATTATGTTTACAGTAAAATCCAAAGCTGAGTTGCGTGCTGAAACCGAAAAGCAAATGAAGGCTTTTCTTAAACGTGGTGGCCACGTCCAAGTGATCGAAACCAAAAAGAAGGCTCCTCCTGCTGCCCGAACTTGGATGAAAAAATGAGAGCACTTCAGGAAACGACCAGTGATTGGAGCCACAAGGTTTCTAATCACATCTACTACGTCAATGATACTAGGACAAAGCTGGTTGCGTTCTACAATGTCGATACAAAGACAACGAAGAAGTTTTCCAAGCCTCTACCCTTCTACACCAAATACAGAACTTTCAAAGAACTCAAATGAACATTAACACATTCCTTGATTCACTGGCATCAAATGCCTCTCGCAATTTCAAACTCGAGCAGTTGGAAGCCAACAAAGACAATGAACTCCTGCGGGAAGTGATTCGTCTGGCTCTGTGTCCGTTCACCCAATTCTACCAACGCAAGATTCCAGCGTATACACCCAATACGACTGCCCATGCAGCATCTCTACAGTCAATGCTCCCTGCTCTATACGATCTGCGTGAGCGACTGGTCACTGGCCACGCAGCCATTGATCACCTGACCAACATCCTCGAAGCCCTCAATGCCGATGATGCTAAGGTTATGGAGCGAATCATTCAGAAAGACCTGCGTGCTGGTTTCTCCGCATCCACTGCCAACAAAGTTTGGATGGGGCTGGTACACGAGTATCCCGTTATGCTCTGTTCACCATTCGAGCAAAAGTTGGTAGACAAAATCAAATTCCCTGCCGCTGTTCAGCTGAAGATGGACGGCATGCGATTCAACGCCATCGTTCGTGATGGTAAGGTTGAGTTCCGTAGTCGTAACGGTAAAGAGATTCAATTGCTTGGAAACCTCGAAGAAGAATTTGCTAAGATGGCTGGTATTGTTGACTGTGTATTTGATGGTGAACTTCTGGTTGTAGATAACGGCAAGATTCTGGATCGTCAGACTGGCAATGGTATTCTCAACAAAGCTAACAAGGGTACAATTACTGCTCGTGATGCAGCTAAAGTTCACGCCACAGTTTGGGACGTTATCCCTTACGTTATGTTTGAAACTGGTCACTGCGGTGCTCCATACTCAACTCGTTTCGGCACTCTACAATCAATGGACTTACCCGAGAAGATTCATCTGGTTGAACATACTGTTGTTTGCGACTACGATGCAGCGCAAAGTATCTTTGAAGAATACCTTGCTGCTGGCCAAGAAGGCATCATCCTGAAAGACTTGGCTGGTGTTTGGGAAGACAAACGTTCCAAGACTCAGATCAAATTCAAAGGTGAGTTGGAATGCGATCTGAAGATTGTTGGAGTTGAGGGTGGCTCTGGTAAATACGAAGGTATGGTCGGTGCAATTCTCTGCGAGTCTGCTGATGGTGTTATCAAAGTTCGAGTTGGCTCTGGTTTCTCTGACGAACAACGCAAAGAATTAGTTAATGTAAAACTAATTGACAAAATCGCTGCAGTGAAGTATAATACTCGAATCAAGAACAAAGCTGGAGAAGAATCTTTGTTCCTCCCAATCATTCTAGAGATCCGTGACGACAAAGAAGTTGCAGACTCGTCCAAGGACATTAAATGAAAGTTGTTATTAATCGTTGTTATGGTGGCTTTGGCTTGAGTCACGAAGCTGTGTTGCGATACTTTGAAATCAAGGGTATCACTGTATACCCAGAGCAAGGTAAAGACTACTGGAAGCATTGGACTTACTGGACAGTCAAGCCAGAAGATCGTATTGAATCTAAAGAAGGTGATGACTTCTATAAGATGCCAATTGAAGAACGTGCTGCTTATAACAAGGCACACTCTGAACAAACTATCTACGAACGAGAGATTGAACGACACGATCCAGCACTGGTTCAAGTAGTTGAAGAACTCGGACATAAAGCATGGGGTCAACACGCTGAATTGGTAGTTGTAGAAATTCCAGATGGCGTTGAGTATGAAATTAATGAATACGATGGCAATGAACACATTGCTGAAAGACATAGGACTTGGAGATAATTATGGATGAAATGAGAGAGTACGACGACTTCGCTAAGCGAATGGAAGAAGAGTATCCTGCTATGTTCGCTGGCGCATACGGTGGCTTTGCTGTAGGTAAAGGTTGGTGGCCAATCATTGAAGTGTTGTGTGCGAATATTCAGCAACATATTGACTGGGCTAATCGTAAAGAGCAAGTTGTTGAACAAGTAGTTGTCGCTCAGGTTAAAGAAAAGTTCGGTGGACTTCGTTTCTATTATGATGGTGGTGACGAACAAGTGCATGGTATGGTTCGTATCGCAGAAGCATGGGCTAATCGTACATGTGAAACCTGCTGTGAACGAGGTAAGCAACGAGGTGGTGGTTGGATTCGCACTCTCTGTGACAAACACGAAGCAGAATATCAAACAAGAAAGAATAGCAATGACTGATAAAGTATGGGTGATGGTGGACACAATCTCCATCTTTCGTATGCGCTATGTGATCGAGGCTCCTGCTTCTAATCCTGAGTATGCGCTTGATGATGTTACAATGGAAACTGCAAAAGAGTTTTCTCAAGAGTGGCTTGGTGAGCAGATTGCATCACACCGAGTTGTCTCTGAAGAAGAAGCACTTGCAGTTTGCGATGCGGACAATTCATATTTGAAATCTTGGGCAAAAGAAGATAAGATTAGGGTTCTGTTTACTAAAGAAGGTGAGTCCCGATAATGTTTATGTTCGACGTTGAAACGCTGGGTGTAGAATCTAATGCTGTAGTTCTGTCTGCAGCATTAGTCTATTTCGATCCAGAAGAAAAGCCTTCTTACCAGCAGATGTTGGATGGTGCTTGCTTTGTTAAATTCAAAGCAAAGGAACAAGGTAATATGGGTCGTACTGTAACCTTGTCCACCCTTGAGTGGTGGAAGACACAACACGAATATGTTCGTAAGGTTTCACTCGAGCCATCTGGTTACGACTTGACTGCCGTAGAAGGTATGAATGTCCTTTGCGAATATATGAACAAGCACACCAACGCACAAAAGCAAACTATGTGGGCACGTGGTTCTCTTGATCAGTTGGTGATTGATTCTCTAGCTACAAAGATTGGTATGGAGCCACTCACAGGATATGCCCAGTGGCGTGATGTGCGTACTGCAGTAGACATCCTGTATGGTACGAGCAATGGTTATTGTGGTGTTGATCATCCAGAATTTGAACGTGCTTCTGTTATCAAACACCACCCAGTTCACGACTGCGCTTATGATGCAATGATGTTAATGTACGGAAAGAACTAATGGAATTTTATACATCAGCCCACGCTATGGGGGACAAGATCCTCGTGCGTGGTTACGAGAATGGTCGCCCTTATAAACGTAAGATCGACTTCTCTCCGACTCTCTAT